TGAAAAAGAAAGAATAGTTGGCGAGTTGTTGATTAAAACAGTTTCATTAAAATACAAAATTGCAAAAAATAAAGCTCCGATAATATTTTTTGATTTTTTTAATGATAAAAACGAAAGAATATTAATGCACGATTTTAAAGTAAAATTATCAAACTTTCCTTTTGAAACTGCAAGAATGTTGCACTGTGGAAATGCTATAAAAACAGAAAACTTACTTAATATCTTAAATTTTGGGACAAGAGGATATGAGGTTGAAAACGGCACACCCGAAGGAATGATATATAGGGTTGAAAGAAAAGGAAAAGTAGATTTTCTTGCAAAGTGGGTAAGAAGTGATTTTGAAACAGGCAAATACTTAAATGCCGATGAGTGGAATATACGCTTCATAAAAGAAAATGAATAAATTAGATTTAATTAAACGAAAACGTAAATAATTATTAATAGTGTGGGGCGAACTGCTATGAACAAAGTGATTCTGTAAAGGCTGTATTTATATTGTAAGAATAATCCCAATAGCATACCACCCACAGTCATTTTTAAAAAATAAATTAAAGTATTATGAAAAAAATATTTAAATGTAACAGTAAAATTTTAAAATTATTTTATATAATTAAAAATTACAAATCACCTTTTATAAAAAGATTAAAAAAAATTCTAACTTTTGAAATAAGACGTTTTAACGTAATAAATGACCGACTTAAACTTGAAAAACTTATAAATGAAGAACTTGAGAAACGAATAGAATTGCTTAAAGAAATAAAAGATAAATCTAATTAACTTAATAAAAAGAAATTATGAAAATAAATAATATTACAGATGCTAAAATAACATTTCATAAAAGAAATGAATCTGAGATATTAAATAATTCTATAAAGGAAATGGTTGTTGATTTTTTTGATATATCGATTAATGATTTTGAATTATCAAATATAAAATGTGACGGTCCCGGAACTTATGAATTTAAAATTAATCTTAAATTTAGTTATAAAATGAAAAGAATTATGAAATTTATTGCAAGGATATTAATTTCAATATTCGGATTAATTATACCTTTTCCGACAAATGAAAATTATATTAAAAAATTAAATTCTAAATTATATATTAAAAAATTTTGATATTTAAAAAAATATTCATTACATTTGAAAAAATAAAAGGGGTGCAAAAAGTTTTAGTTAATATTTGATTTTCATTTTGATTGAGTTTTTTGTGAATAATAGTGCATCCCTTTTTTAAATTAACAACCCGTAAGAGTCTTTACAATTAGATGTATATAGATGTCAGCGACTTGCAACAGACGATAAAAAGGCAGCTATATATGCCTTTTTTAAAATATTATGAAATTATCAGACTTAAAAATAAATCAAAATAATCCACAGAAATTTAATGACCTTTCAAAACTTGAAAACTCATTAAAAGAATTTCCGAAAATGCTTAAATTACGACCTCTTGTTATAGATAATGATAACATGGTATTGGGAGGTAATAAACGATTAATATGTTTACGAAATTTAGGATTTAAAGAGATACCGGATGAATGGGTTGTGAAAGCATCAGAACTTACAGAAGATGAAAAGAAACGGTTTCAAATTGCTGATAATGTTGGGTTTGGAGAATGGAACTGGGAATTATTACAGTCTGATTGGGATAGTGATAGTCTTGAAAGTTGGGGTTTAGAACTTGACTTTGAAAATAAAGAATTAGAAACAGAAGAAGATAATTATAGCATTGAAGATACAAAGCAGGTCGATGTTGTTTTAGGTGATTTAATTGAAATTGGCGAACATAGGTTAATGTGTGGTGATAGTACAGATAGCGAACAAGTAGCTAAATTAATGAATGGCGAAAAGGCAGACTTATATATTACTGATCCCCCATATTCTGTTAATTTTACAAAAAAGTCAAATGAAATATTTAAAAATAAAAGATATAATGAAATAAAAAATGATAATTTAACCGTTAATGAAACTGCAGAGAAAATATGGCGACCAACTTTTAAAAATGTTTTTGATGTGTCAATAGATGAATGTTCTTTTTATGTTACAATGCCTCAAGGGGGAGACCAGATGATGATGATGATGATGATGAGTGTGAAATGGAAAGTAAAACATGAATTGATATGGGTAAAAGAAGCTCCAGTATTTTCGATGGGGAGATTAGATTATGATTATAAACATGAGCCAATAATGTATGGTTGGAAAAATAAACATAATTTTTATAGTAAAGGTAAATTTTTAAAAAGTATTTGGGAAATCCCACGAACTGAAAATAAACTACATCCCACAATGAAACCAGTAGCATTAATTGAAAATTGTTTATTGAATAGTAGCAAAAAACAAAATATTATTATTGATACTTTTTTAGGTTCAGGTTCGACAATGGTAGCCTCTCATCAATTAAAACGTAAATGCTATGGAATGGAATTAGACCCTATGTATTGCCAAGTAATAATTGACAGAATGTATAAATTAGATAATAGTTTAGAAATAAAAATAAACGGTAAAGAATATATACCAAATATTTAAAATGAAAACTAACAAAATTGAACATAAGAAAAAGGAATTAATTGAAGCACTGACTTTAAGCTTAGGAATTGTAACAACTGCTTGCAAAAAAGTAGGCATTTCAAGGACAACATTTTATCAATATTTAAAGGATGATAAAGAGTTTGAGAAAGAGGTTCAAGATATTGAAGATATTGCAATTGATTTTGTAGAAAGTCAATTATTTAAACAAATCCAGGAGGATAACACAACAGCGACAATATTTTATTTAAAAACAAAAGCTAAAAAAAGAGGTTATATTGAAAAAACAGAAACAGATATAAAATTAACCGGAATAGAAGATATAACTCCTTTAACCTTTGTAAAAAATGATAAAGATAAATGAAAAATTTAGACTACTATATGAAGAAAATACACGCTACTATATCATAACCGGAGAGCGTGGGTCTTCAAAATCATTTTCCGTTGCTGATTATCTTGTTCGTAAAACTTATCAAAGAAATCAGATAATATACTTCACACGCTTCACAATGGAATCAGCCAAAGATTCTATTATTCCTGAATTTAAAGAGAAATTAGAATTATTGAATTGTGAAAGTCATTTCTATATAAACAGACTTGATATAATCAACAGATATTCGCTTTCTGAAATGAAATTTAGAGGTATTAAAGTAAGTCAAGGCAGTCAGACGGCAAAATTAAAAGGATTAACCGGAGCTACTGTTTGGGTAATTGATGAAGCCGAAGAATTTATAGATGAAAATTTATTTGATAAATTAAATCGGTCAATAAGAATTAAAGATGAAAAGAATATTATAATTTTTATTTTAAATCCCACTTACAAAAAACACTGGATTTATAAGAAATTTTTTTTAGAAAAAAATATTAACGAACATTTTAACGGAATAAAAGATAACGTAACATACATACATTTAACTTGGGAAGATAATAGGGATAACCTCGATGAAGATTTTATAAGAGAAGCAGAAGAATTAAAAATAAAAGACCCGAAAAGATATAAAAAAGAATATTTGAGTGGTTGGCTTAATCCGGAAGATGGATTATTATTTCCTAAATTTCAAACCTATAAAAATATAGAATTAAGTAAAGATAATATAAGAGTTGCATATATCGACACGGCAGATACAGGGAAAGATTATTACTCTATGCCGATAATTGAAATACAGAACGGAAATATATATCTTATTGATGTTATTTATAATCAATCGAGATTAACAGTATTAGAGCCTTTAACGGTCGCGAAGATTAATGATTTAAAAATTGATACCGTAATTATAGAAACTAACAAAGAAGGGTCGTTATATGTCGGAAATTTAACAAACAGAACAAAAGCTCGAATAATCGGCAAAAGAAATACAGTAAAAAAAGAAACTCGAATATTATCACAAGCGGGCTGGATTTTAGAAAAAATTTTAATTAAAGACTTCAAAGAACAAAATGAAGAATATCGAAAATTTATTAATTCACTTCTTGAATACGAAATAAATCCGAAAACTAAACAATTTGATGACGCACCTGACAGCCTTGCAGGACTTGCCAAATATTGCCGTGTAATGCTTCATTTATAAAATTGTTAAAAAATAAATTTGTTTTTTAAAATTATTATTTTAACTTTTGCAGAAATATGTTGTATAACATAAAAATTTTGCAATGTTTGGCATACCTTCAAAAAAAACAATAAATAAATTAGAATCACAAATTGCAGAACTGCAAAAGAAATCATTAGCACCTACAACTGACGAAATTATAAGTGTTTCAATTCCTCTTTATAATCTTTCTAAAAAAGAAGATGTAGCAAAAGCATTGTTAGAAGTTCCGGAACTTTCAAGCATAATTAAATATATGTCAAGTTCTTTTTCTTTTGGGACTTTTAATATTCTTAAAGATGAAACAGAAATTGAAAATGATATTTTAAAATTATTAAAAAAACCAAATCCGTTTCAATCAGAAACTGAATTTATTCAGTCTTTCTTTGAAAATATTATAACTTACGGAGTATCGTATATATATGTAAATTCAAAAGGATTGCCCGAATTTGCAAAGGGGTTATCTGTTTTGGGAAGTAATAAAGTAAGTCCGTATGTCGGAGATATATCAAATATTCAATTATTAGAAGCTACAGATTTAAAGAAAACTATAAAATGTTTTGAATATTTCAGTGATACAAAAAAAATTAAAATAAATACTGAAAATGTAATTATAGTTACGGCTAACACATCATTATCTTTGAGAAACAAAAGATTAAATTATTTAAGTCCTTTAAAACCACTTGAAAAAGTATTAAAAGTAACTCCTGCAATGTACGATTCAATGCAGAATCTTATGAATAACGGCGGGATGAAGGGGTTTGTATCAAATGAAAGTCTTGGAGAGTTTGGGTCGATGCCTATTACACCGGAAGAAAAAAAGGACATTCATAAAGCATTTAGAAATTATGGCAGTAAATCAGGTCAGCACGATATTGCATTTGTAAACACGAAAGTGAATTATGTTCCAATAACCTCACGTATTAAAGATATGTTATTGCCGGAACAACAAAATATGATAAAAACAATCATTGCCGATGTAATGGGATTTGATACAGCAATACTAAATTCTAACAATGCAAATAAATATAAAAGTACAGATTATCAAGAAGCGCGCAAATCTATGTACAAAGAAAAGTTGTTCCCGATTGCAGATGCTTTAACAAATAGTTTGAGTAATTATTTTTATAAATTTAGTGATGAAAAAATAATATTAAATTATGATGGTCTTGATGTTTTTTCAGTTGATGAGAAAACTAAGGTTGAAAAAATTGAAATTGAAAGTAATTTAATAATGAATCTTAATAAGTCCGTAAGTTTAGGAGAAATGACAAGAGATAATGCAATTAGTTTCCTTGAATTAAGCGGATATGAAATTGAAGACGCCCAAAATTTAATACAATGAAAAAAAATAAATTAGATATATCATATCAAGTAAAGAGTAATTTATCTGATTATAAAGAAATTGATGAGAGCGGAAGAACGATAAAAGCAATTGCCAATACTTATAATTTTTACGATTCTGATAGTGATGTATTGCGTCCCGGTGTTGCGAAATTATCAATTGAACAAAGGGGTGCGAAATCAGATGCCGCAGATAAGATATTATATGCAAAATTTCACGACTTAACACAATTAAACGGAAAATCTTTAATTGAAAAAGAAGCAATGATTAATGGTAATTCTGTTTTATATGTCGAGGCGAAATTACTTGAAACACCGGCAGGTGAAGAAACTTTGCAACAATATAAAGAGGGTATAATTAATCAACATTCGATAGGATTCCGATATAATCAAATTAATTATATTGATAATGAAAGTGAAAAATGGGATGATTTTTTAAAAGATTTAATTAATCCGGAAGAGGCTGAAAAAAACGGTTTCGGATATGATGTAACCGAAATAAAGTTATATGAATGGTCGGCAGTTGCATTTGGTGCTAATAAATTAACTCCCTTTTTGGGGGTTAAATCAGAAAATAAAGCAATTCAATTGCAGGGATTGTATCAAAAAATGGATGCTTTAATCAAAACGGCTAATCGACAAGATAGCCACAACAAAAAAATATATGAATTACAATATATGCAATTAAAACAATTAATTGCAGAATCAATAAGTGATGTTTCTTTTGACAAATCAGTTTGCAAAAAACCTGATGAAATCAAAAAATCATTAAACAGAAGATATTTAATAATTTAAAAACAAAACAAATGGAAAAAATTTGGATTAAAGAAGGGAAGTTTAACCTTTTATCTATAAAAGAAGTAGATACTCTTTCAGAAGAAGAAATAAAAGAATATTCTGAGGCAAAAAGTGAATTTGAAAAGGAACAAATCATTAATGATGTTAAAGAAATAACAAAAGATTTAATGAAAAAAGAAGATTTTGATAAATTTCTTGACGGATTACAAAAAGAAGAAGATTTTGAAGCGTTTAAAAATCAAGTAAATGAAAAACTTGAAAATCTTTCAAAAACAATCATTGAAGATATCGGCGAAAAAGAAGTAGGTTTTGAAGCTGCTTTAAAATCAGCATGGGAAGGAATGAAAAAAAGATTTAAAGATGACCCGAATATTAACAGTGCGGAAATGTCAATTAAAGCATTACCGATGACTACTACGACATGGTCGGCATCATCAAACTATCCTTTTTTACAAGATGACCAAGAATCAGGTATTGCAAAAGCACCGATTACACCGCTTACATTTGTTCAAGATGTTCAAACGTTAGCACCTATTTCTCCAAACTCGGATAAATGGACGTGGATCGAAAGAGGTACTGTAACTGACGGAACGAACTCAGATGTTGCAGAAAACGGAGCATTCGGAGTTGTTGAAGTTGCTTATAATAAACAAGAAACAAGTGTCAAGAAAATTGCAAATTACACTAAGATTACCCGTGAAATGCTTGAAGATTGGAATGAATTTTCAATGGCAGTTAATGAGCTTGTAAATGAATTATTATTAACAACGTTAAATGACGATTTGTTTACAGCTATTCAAGGTATATCGGTAGAATTTGACGCAAACGGATTAACGACAAGCACTCCCAGTGTTTGGGATGTCATTCGAGTTACAATTGCACAAATTATGTCTTCCGGAAAAACAAAATGGATTCCGAATAAAATATATATGAATCCTATTGATGTCGCGGAACAAGACATTGACAAAGATAGTAACGGGAATTATATTTTCCCGCCTTTCATTATGCCTAACGGAATGCAGGTTAAAGGGATTGTAATATCAGAAACTACCGATATTGATGTAGGTTATTTTGAAATTGCAGACATGAAAAAAGTTGCAAAACGATTTAAAAGAGCGATTGATATTCGTGTGTGGGAACAAAATGCAACCGATGTACAGAACGATTTATTGACAATTACCGGTTCTTTGCGTTACGCCTCAAGAATTAAAACAGTTGATTATTCAGCTTTTGTATATGATAGTTTTGATGCCGCAATTGCAATTTTAACAAGTGCAGCTGCATCATTAATATTAATTCAGGCAATGGCAACCGGAAGTGATGCAAGTAAATTGACAATTAACTTACTTATTGCAGCCGGAGTAACAGGAACAGATCCAGCCGATTTGGGAGCTTATAAAACAGCCGTTGCCGGGGAAACCTCAATAGCTAATTTAGCAGCATTACAAACTTTAATTAATGCAGTATAAACCAATAAGTACCTACTATGACGGTAGGTACTTTTAAAACTTTTAATTATGATTTTCATACCGAATAAAAACAATAAAAAACTCGGATTTACTTGTGGTAAAGGAATTGACTTAGAAAAAAAAGATGCTGAAAGATTTGAAAAAATGAAATTCGGCAAAATTAAAAAAGTTAAAAAAGCAGGTCGTCCGGCAAAAAATTAAGCTATGAGCAATATAAAAAATGGTTACGATATTGACGTTGCGATAGGTAAAATTCCGAAACATAAATCTGTTAATAAATTCGGCAGAGCACCGTCAGGCGTTCAAACGACAGCAACGGATATTTGGGACAGAGCAGATGCAACACCTACTCAGCAAATATGGGTAGCTCCGACAGTTGCAAGAACACATCAGATTGTAAGTTCATCAGTAAATGATGCATCAGCCGGAACGGGAGTTCGTACTATCAAGATTTACGGATTAAAAGATTGGGATACACCTGAAGTATCTGAAATAATTACATTAAACGGTACAACAGATGTTCCTACAGCAAATAAGTATGTTATAATTCACAGAATGAAGATGATGACATACGGAAGCGGCGGAACAAATGCAGGTAATCTTATAGCAACGGCGGATACAGATGCAACGGTAACAGCGCAGATTAATACCGGACAAGGTCAGACACAAATGGCTATATACGGTATTCCGTCAGGCGTTTCATGTGTAATGAAACAATATTACATAAGTGTAAATAAAAATGCAACAAGTTTGAGTATTTTAACTAATTTATTGATAAATGACACAATTACGTCCGGATTAAACGGATTTAAAGTAAAACATTCGCAGGGCGTTGTAACAGAAGGAAATTCTTATGTTTGTCATAAATTTGACCCGCCTTTTATAATTAAAGGTCCTGCTATAATTAAAATGCAGGGTAATTCAAGTACAGCAGATACAGATGGAAGTGCAGGTTTTGATTTAATTTTAATAAATGATTAGATTAATTGAAAATAACGATTTTGACGGAAAAGTTTATAAAATCTTTTCAGGTTCTGAAAATGCAACCGAATATCTTAATGAGATAATTGACAAATATCAGGAAAAGATATTAAAACAAATTCTCGGTAATATTGAGTATTATAATTTAACACAAGATATTACCGATGGTGCTCTGACAACTCAGAAATGGATTGATTTTGTTAAAGGAACAGATTATATCGTTAATGATATTCATTATAATTACAAAGGAATTGAGCCTGTATTAATTGATTTCATATATTACTATTGGCAAAGGCATACAGTAAGTATATTGGCAGAAAACGGGGAACTTTCGTTGAATAATAAAAATTCAAAAAAGGTTATTCCTGTATCAAAAATGAATGAGGCATATAATAATGCAATTGACAAGATACAATCAAATGACTTGTATGAGCCGACAGTTTATCATTATTTAAAAAATCATGATTTTGACAACTGGTATTTTACAGAATTTGAGAAACTTAATTTATTCGGAATATGACATTTATTGATTTAATAGAAAATGCTGTTGAAAGCATTCAAGATAAAAAGAAAGAACCTTATTTCAGATATGGCGACATTTTGGAAGTTAGTAATGAAACAACGACATTGAATCGGATATTATCAGGTCAAAATAAAAAGTTTCCGTTTATTTACATGAATACTAATTTTGAAGAAACGGTAAAAGGTATTCAATTAAGCGGAGATATGAATGAATGTTTATTAACTCTTTGGATTGTAAACAGGTCAAATCTTAAATACGATGCATACGGAAGAAATGAAAATGAAATGCCTAAATTACGAACTATAAGAGATAATCTTGTAAAAGAATTACAAAGAAAAGGAGTATCTTTTGAAGAATATAAAAGAAAAGAATTATTTTACAGAGCTGATGAAAACGAATTTAATACGCCTGTAAATGTTATCAGAATAGAAATTGATAACGCTAATTATTGTTTAATTTAAAATTTAGAAAAAATGGCAACAACAAATCCTTGCGGGGGAATCCTGCAAAACATTGAAAGCGGCTCAATTTGTAATCCAGGTTACAATGCAGGTGTTTTCTTATTTGAAACGAAACCAAGCGCAATTACAGAAGCGAATGCAAAATTAGAGGCAACTTGGGACGCATTAGCATTGCTGGCAATGACTAATCGATTAATGCATCTTAAATTTTTTAAAGTAGAGCCCGGAGAAAGTTCTTTGAATGAAATTGAAGGAGCAGCCGGCGAAAAAATAGTTGAAAGTGCAGACCGTCCGTCTGATACTTATAAAATGATTTCAAGTTTAGCAGGTAAAAAAGCAATTTACGGACAACTAAAAGACGGTGCTGACTTGTATGCTATCTTTTATACAAGTAAAGGCTATTTAAGCTGTAAAGAAGTAACTCCGAACACTATCGAAGCTGTAAAATACAGAGTTACATCAACTTTAATATCTCAAGCACCGAAAGAATTTGCATACGTGCAATTGCATTTTTCAGCTTTGGAAGATTTTGAAGAATATTCAACTCTGATACAACCTGACTTTGACGCCTCAGCACTTGATACCGTAAAATCAATGACTTTTACTGCGGGAACTTTGACGACAACAACATTTCCTATAACAGTAAAAGATTTGAATAAAAAAGGTATTACCGATTTAGATACAGTAGGAGCAGGTAATTTTGTCGTGTACAATAAGACGACTGCGGCATCAGTGACAGTAACCGGTATTACTTTATCGGGATATGTATATACATTAGCGTTTACAGCTCAAACATCCGCGGATGTTTTAACAGGAGGTTACGGAGCACCGTCAGCAACGGGTGAGCTTTACGAATTAAATAATGACATTACAGCAACTATACCTTAAAATTTGAGACATGAAAAAAAATGATATTAAAAAGTACAAAGGATTTTTTGAAATAAACGGACTTGATGTTATGTTTTTAAACGGTACGTCTTTTGAAGATTGCAGACAATTTAAACCGGATTTAACAATTTCGGAATATAACAAAGCAATCGGGAAGAAAGAAGTAAAAGAAAAAAAAGAAAAATATCTTGATAAAAGTTTAAAATCTGAAATTAAAAACAAATAATAAAGGGCGGGTATAAAGCCCGCCTTTTTTAATTATGTCAACATTCGGAGAAATAGCGACAAATATAAAGAAAATTGATACTAATAAGATTTTGATTGAAGTCTTAAAAGAAAAATCAGTACAAATAAATATTTTAAATTTAATAAAAACAAGATTACATTATAAAGGAATAGACAGCAACGGAAATACTTTAAAAACGGATATGTCTGTCGGCAATAATAAATATGCCTTTAGTACGATATATGAAAAAAAAAGATTTTTAGGAAAAATTGCCAGAGGATTAAGATATAAGAATGTAACTCTTTTTAATGACGGAGATTTTTATCATTCGTTTAAGATATTGATTTTGACTCATAGTTTTAAAATAGATGCTGATTTTATTAAAAGAGATGGTCATATACAAAAGAATTTTGAAGATATGTATGCTTCTCCTAAAAAAATGGAAGATTTAATAATGTCCTTAAATGAAAATGAATTAAATAAAATTGTAGATGAATATATTGAACCTGAATTTTTTAAAATATTAGATGAAAGTTTATAAAAATAAATATGAGTTACCGATTTGGAATTGGATTATGATTTCAGAAAATGGATTTAATTTAAAATATCTGTTAAAAAAAAATACACGTTTGAATAAGAAAAAAAACAATATTTTATATAAAACATATTTGCATATTTTAGACAGTTTGGAAGAAATGGAATTTAAACTTTTACAAAAATATGTAATCTGGCAAGCATCATTAACGACATTTCGAGCGGATATATTAAAAGAAAAAGTAAATGAACTTTCAAAAGAGGATTTTAAAAAGTCAAAAACAACAATGGAAGATGATTTCAGAGCTTATCTGGAAGAACTGCAAAAGATTTACAAAGAATTTGAAGTGACAGAATATTATTTTGCCGAAGATTACAAGAAAATATATAAAGAATTAACCAACGAAGAAGCACCCAAAGAAATTGATATATTTAAAGGAATTAGATTTTATGATTGGTTTGAATACAAACTTTTTGCAAATAAACATCCCGAAATATTATTATTGGCATTTATCCCTACATTTAATGAAAAATTTATAAAAAAACGAACAATAAAACTTGAAAATATAATTGGCTTAGATACTTTTTTATCTGATATTTTTGCAGAAAACAACAAATATAATGATTATCAGATAAGGCGTTCTAAATTATTTGATTTAAATGCTATAACGGCAAGTCCGAAAGAAAAACATTCGGGATTTACGGAAGTCTCACAGATAAGCAATATTTTGAAGATTAATATAAACACAAAAGAAACGACCTTAGCAGAATTTGAAGCGCATAAAAATACAGCTCACAGAATAGCAGAAGAAATGAAACCAAAAGAAAATGGCAGAATATAAATTTGACAAATTATTAAAAGACCTTAAAAAAATCAATACTGAATTGGACAAAACAGTCCAAAAGGCAAATACTGTCCATGAAGGCATAAAGAAACTCGGCACCGGTGGTAAATTAGAGAATTATACAAGTGCTGTTAAAACTTTAAATTCTGAAAACACAAAATTAATTCAAAGCGAAAAGCAATATAATGAAGCATTAAAAAAATCGGAAAAACTACAAAGACAAGCAGCAAAAGAGGCACTAAAATATAACGAAGCAGAACAAAAAAGACTTGCAACTGAAAGAGTATTAGCACAGGAAATAAGGAAAAGAGCAACGGAAGAAGCTAAACTTAAAAGAGAAATGCGGGAGCTTGAAATACTTCAACGGAAAAAAATCAAATCCGATAAGGAAATGATGCGATATGAAACTCTTTTAGTAAAGAAAAAACAAAATTTAAGAGTTGAAACAAAAAAACAAGCCAAAGAATATAATAATTTAACTAAACAAATAATAAAGGTTAATAATGCTAACCGCAAACAAAATGAAAGTATAGGGAGATTTCAAGGTAGTGTAGGCAAATATTCAAATGCAATAAAAGGACTTGCCGCTAATTTTGGAATTTTAGGCGGTGCAATGTTAGCAGTTACATTAATTAGAAACACTTTTAACACATTTGTAGAATTTGAGCAAAATATTGATAAGTTAGGAGCTATTTCAGGAGCGACAACAGAGCAACTTAAATTATTATCTGACCAAGCCAAAGAACTTGGAGCTGTAACGGCATTTACGGCAAGAGATATTGTAAGACTTGATATTGAACTTGCAAAGTTAGGATTTACAGCCGAACAAATTGAAAATGCCGTTCCGGGAATACAATCACTTGCAACAGCCACCGGAACAGACTTAGCAGAAGCCGCAAGTTTGGCAGGTTCGGCATTAAATATATTCGGGTTAGATGCTTCAGAAGCTCAAAGAGTATCAGATGTTTTGTCTTTGAGTACGGCAACAAGTGCTTTAAATATGAATAAATTAGCCGATTCTTTACCGTATGTCGGAACATCCGCAAAAGTAGCAGGTAAAGACATTGAGTGGACTACCTCACGTTTAGCGGTTTTAGTTGATAGGGGTATGAAATCAACAACCGCAGGAACAGGATTAAGAAAAATATTTGCAGAATTAGCTAAAAAAGGGCTTGATTATAATAAATCATTAGAAAAAATAAATAATTCTTCTGATAAATCCAAAACTGCAATTGAGTTATTTGGAATTAAGGCGGCAAATGCTGCTATTATATTGGCTGAAAATGTTGAACAAGCAAATGAATTAGAAATTGCATATAGAAATGCAGGGGGATCGGCTAAAAAAATGTCTAAACAGATGCTTGATAATATCGGTGGTGATGTAACTCTCTTAAAATCAGCATGGGAGGGGTTTATATTAAGTGTCGAGGACGGAACGGGTATTTTAGGAAAAGCAATAAGAGGATTAATTCAAGGAATTACATTTTTAATAAAAAATTTAAAAATTATAATACCGATAATTGCTGCATATTTTGCAGGAATGAAAGCAGCGGCACTTTCTACTTTATTATTTACAAAAGCAAATGAAAAATTGACATTTAGTTTTAAAACATTGTTTAAAACATTAAAATTAAATCCTTTCGGGCTTATTTTGGCAGCGGTTACGGCTTTAGTTTTAATCATTCCTAAATTAATAAAAAACACAAAACAATTAACATCCGCACAAAAAGCAAATAATGAAGTTTCAAAAGCAGTAAATAAACAGATACAATCAGAGAAAACAAATCTTGAATTATTATTAAGAGTTGCTAAAGATGAAAAAAGAAGTAAAGAAGAACGTTTAAGAGCTATTGAGAAAATTAATAAAATAAGCCCTGAATTTTTAGGAAATATCACGCTTGAAGAAATTAATACGGATAAAACAACAGCTGCAATAGATAGGTATATTAAGAAACTTGAAGAACAAACAAGGGCAAGAGTCGGACAATCCAAAATAACAGAAATTGATAAAAAAATATTTGAAATAGAGATTCGTCAGCAAGAAGAAATGAGGAAAATAAAAGAGGTTTTTCCAATTGATAACCTAAGTTCATTACAACAAGAAGCACTTGACAGAGCTGTTAAAAACATAAATAAAGGTTATGAAAAAGAGCTTAATGCCGTAAAGAAATTTAAAGATGACTATCTTGATATCCTTGATAAACTTGATGTTAATTTAATTGGCGGTGAAATGGGCGGTGGCGGCGGTGGCGGCGGAAATATCAGTGATAGTACATCAAAAAAACCAATACCTACACACGGAAGCGAAGCTACTATTTTAGGAGCAAAAGGCAGAATGATAGCTGCAACAGGAATGACTCCGTTAACAGTTGCGGAAGCAGATGCATTGTTTAATAAATCAGTTGATGCAATTGTAACGGCCGGAAAGACAGCAAAGAAAAATTTATTTGAAAGATTAAAAGATAAAGACGATAATCGGTCGTTTTTAGCAAAAGTTTTAAATATTTCGGATAAAGATGCTGCCGCAGTAGCAGCTGCAGTAAATGAAGCATTTAATCAAGCTATGCAATTAATGAGCAATTATTTAGCACAAAAAAGGCAAGCTATTGATGAAGAAATATCAATGATTGATGACAAAATGCAAAAAAGTCAGGAAGATTTAAAAGCGGAAGAAGAAAAAATACAAAAATTAATTGAGGCAGGTGCGGCTTATGATTTAACAAAAAAGGAATCACTTGAAAAAAGACTTGCAGGAGAACAAAAGGCAAAAGAAAAAGCATTAAAAGAAGAAAAAAAGATAAAAGAACAGCAAAAGAAAATGGATATAGTTTCTGCTAATATAGCAATTGCAACAAGTATATTAAATGCATCCAAATTAGAACCTACATGGGTGGCAATTGTAATGTCAGCTGTCATGGGTGCTTTGGGAGCTGTTCAATTAGCACAAATTAAATCGGCAAAATATGCCAAGGGAACGGAATATGTAGAACAGGGCAATAACAGAAGCGGTGTTGATACTGTTCCTGCAATGGTAACTATCGGGGAAAGAATCGTCGAAACAGATGTTAACAAAAAAATGCCGAAAGGTTTTAAAAATGAATGGTTACCGGATGCCGCTAAATTGTGGTTATCGGGCGGATATTCAAATTATTATGTGAATGACAACGGAAAAGTAATTGAAAAACTTGATGTAATTGCTGACAATACTTCAAGAGATATTATCAGAGATATGAACGGAAATATTACATTTGAAAAAAAAGGAAATCATTTTATAAGCTACAGTTAAATGACAAAATTTACAATAAAATATCTATTTGAATTATATCCGACAATTGATTTTGAGGAGGAATTTGTAATATCCCAAGATGTACAAGAAGGAAATGTTCTTTATAATAGTCAGGCGACTAAGGAAATATTGCCTCATATTTTTGATACTGCAAATAAGACAAGATTAATTCAGACAATCAAAAAACGACAATATGAAGTAATATTCATTTTATCACGAAATATTGATGTTGCTCGGCTTAGTGTCGGGACGGTAACGGTTGTAACGACAGACGGGGAAACTTTTTTAGCTCATGATATTGAAGTAAATTATGAAAAAGTTGCCGGTAGTTTAGATTATCGACTAACATTAAAATTTTATCGGTATGATACTGATATTATAAATCATTTAAGTTCTGATAATGCATTTGGATATTCTATTTTAGGGAATGTAAATACTATAAATTACAAAGTTAAGAATCCGAGTTATGTTTTTAATCGAGTTGTCATTTATAGCGTCGAAAATACCAGTGCCCCGGGAAATTGGCAAGTATATTTTGATATTCCGATAAATGATTTAACAGATACCATTAATATAGGAGATACATACTATTTACATACAAATAATGTTGAATTTAATACAGAAACGGATAAGTCAGGAAATTATTTGAATTTTGCAGCTTGTTCTGTAAAAACGGCAACAACATTAACATTTGATTGTTATTCTGATTATACAGCTGACAGAGTTGCATATTATATAAATAATTTAATTATTGATCATGAAAAAGGCTATCCGGATATTCCGTCAAGTATTACAGTTGTAGACAAAGAAATTGAGTTTGATATATTTACATTTATTAATCCGATTTATTCAAATGAATTAATTCCGATTGAAGGCATAACAGAAGAAAACGGAATTGAAGAAAATGACAAGTTTAATTCAAAAGATGTTATAAATTTAAAAGTTTGGTTGGGAAAAGATGAATTATATAAAGCTGAATATTTAAATTATGCATTATTTAATGATATTACGATAACATTTGCAGACGGAACGGTAATTTTACCGAATCAAGCAAAAGATATTATCACAAAAGAAGATAAGCCGACTTTAATCGACTTATTTGAATATAATATAAAAATTTATTACAATAATAAAATGGTTAATATAAACAGATGAAATTAGTTTTTGAAATAGTGCCGGACAGTTCAGGATTTACGAAAAAAATCATAAGTCCTGACTATTCTAAACTTAAATTTTCACTTGACAATGAAAAAGGAAAATCAAAATTTAAAGTTTCAGGAGCCATAACTTTATCCGGACCTGATTATGATTTTTTTATTGATACAGTCGGAAGTTATGACTATATTATTAATGCTTATTATAAATCTGATTTATATTTCAGTTGTAGTAAAAAATTTACAAATACACCTAAAATTGATATTTCATTTAATAAAATAGACTTAGGATTAACGGCAGAAACGCAATATACGGGTGAAGCGTGGAAAAGTTTCGATACAAAATATAATATTAATGAATTAACGCCTGAAACAAATGATTTATATTTCTTGCCGGGATACCTCCCGATTACAACCGACCCGGTAGGTGTTCATTTTTATGATATAGAAATTAATCCGGCTGACCTATCACCGTTTGAAAGAGCAGACTGGGATATTGATTACGGTGCTGTTTTATCAAGTTATCAAACTTTAGGTGTTTGGTACTATCATGTTGTAGTAATTTATAAGAGAGTTCGGGCATACGGTTACTATATCGGTTCTACGAGATATGACCCTGACGGAGTGATTTATGTTTTAGGAAAATGGTCATATTTATATAATCAAACATTTTCAAATACGACACTACCGGTATTTCATCAAATAATAACACCTATTTATACGATGTCAGGCTCATCAGAACCTTATAATGGCTTTGATAATACTGCAAATTTTTATGATAAACCAGTTATAGAATATACGGGAGTTACAAGAAAAGTTTCGGATGTAATTGAATGGCTTACGTCTCAAATGGGTTTATCGTTAAGTTTTGACAGCGGCGGAACATCAACGGATAGTTTTTATAGCTTTAAATCAATGACCGGAGAAAGTTTATCTTATGGAAGTACATCAGATAAATTATATTCTCATTTGTTAATAATGAATTTAACGGATTTTATCCCTGCCGATGATGACGGTCAAAATGATGTACCGGCAGCACAGACAAATATAAGTCTTAAAACGATTTTAGATTATTTTGAAACTTTAAATTTTGAATGGTTCATTGAGGATCGTAGTGGTACGAATTATTTTATTTTACAACATAAAAGTCAAAAATCTTTAGGTAGCGGAAACCCTGACTTATTAAATTATAAGGGTAAAAATTGGTTAAGATTAGCGAATAAATGGAAAAAAGAACATCCGAAATATCATAAAATAAAAAATGAACAAACCTGTAAATCTATTGATTTTGTCGGAACAGAAATAATATTTAATAATATTTATGGAGTTGAAACTAATTTAACTTATTCCGATAATAAGATTTATACTGATTTGGATGATATTTCAGTTAGAAGAGCGGATGTTTATTCAGATTCTGATGTTGAAAATGTTGTAATTATAGCAGCACAAAAATACGGAACGACAAAAGATTATGTAAGGCAATCAACGGGTCTGCGAACTGGAATAAGAAAAAATAACAATGAACTTTCATTTAGTTATTGCGGTAAATATATTTACGGAAGTTATCCGAGTGATGATTACTGGGCAAACGGTGGAAATCACACGGCTTCGGTATGGCAATTAGAAAAAAGAAATAAAATTGAAATCAATTTGCCGGCAGATAATATGCAAAATGATTATGATATTAATAATTATATTGATACTTTCGGAGAAAATTCTGAGATTGACAAAATAGAACAAAATGCCGATAATAATATTTTAAAATTAACATTAAAAAAATGAGTTTATTAAGAATAAATACAATCAATAAATTAGAATTTCAAAAACAAAGTTATCAAAATCTTTGTAATTCTATTTTAGAAGTTGACGGTGATTTCGTTCCGGCATGGGATTTTAAACCATTAGATAGTTCTGAAACATTAGACCATGTTGATTTTTGTGAAATAAATATTGATAAATTAAAATCAAATAAAATAATTTATATTAATAATTTTTCAACTTTAACTATAACTGTAAATTTAAATAACGGATATTTCTATGCAGACAAATTGATTAAACCTCTTGAAATTAATAAAATTTATAGAATTATAATTGAAACAAATGAGGAGTCTTATTATTCTGAATTATTTAAAAAAATATAACATGGCAAATTTTGAAGAACATAATTTTGAAGAGCAAATAAATAATACGACATTTAAATCGAAAATCGTTACAATTACAATAACTAATTCAAGCGGTACATCGCCTTTAGATTTGACAGGAGCAACGATTAACTTATGGTGGAGGCGTGGAAATGCCAACGGAAGTATTGTTAAGAAAATGTCAATAGGGGACGGGCTGACACTATCAGACCCGACAAACGGCAAGTTTACGATTGACAAATTTTTCATTGACTGGGGAGCAGGGACTTATTATTTTGATATTAAAATAACTGATGCTTCAGGAGACAAAGATGCCCAAATGTTCGGAACTATACTAATTAAAGAAGACAGCACAGATGAGTGATATAATTAACATAAATGTAAGTGAAGAGGACAGCGTGAGCGTTACTGTCCATGATAACATTGTATATCTTTCAAAAGATTCATCATTTTATAATATTGAATTTCAGACTGATACTACTGATATTTGGGCAATATTCTCAAAATTTACAGGGAAAATAATTGATACCAAATTAACGAATGTCAGCAGTTATAAGATTGACGGCTCGGTGGTTAGTCTGCCTTTTACCATAAATTTAAATACTGTTTATTTAATTGAAATAGTAAAGACAAATCCGAGTTTAGAAGCATCAATAAAATTTGAAACAACTCAAACGGCATTCACGGAAAATATTGAGTTGCCTGATTTTCAATTTACAAATTTTGAAAAATATTCATATATTTTAAGCGGAACAAATTTATATAAATTAGATAACAATTTACTGACACGGTCTAATACGCCGTCAATCGGAACATTTACAACAAATCCGATAATTGATGTTATTGCGCTCCCTACACTTCCGTCAGGCGGAACTTGGGATAGAATGTTACAATTAAAAGACGGAAGATTTATAATTGCAGGGAGTAATAACGGAACAAAAAACAAATATTTTACCTTTTATGACGGAAGTTTTAAAGATTTATCCGGAAATTTAGGTTTTACAACATATTCATCTTTTTATAATACAAAAATCTATCTTATATTATATAATTTTGTTGATAATTATATTTACTTTCTTGAATATGCTTATGGTGAGATGTGGATTAAATTAGATTTGAATACAAATAATTTTACAAAAAAAACAGGAATTATAAAAGCATTTCAAAATCAACATTTAGGAGTTTATGCTCGTTCAACTTTTAATCCTTATAAGAAAACATTTCACGAAAGATATGAGTTTGATATTGAAAATAATAAAACAAAGTTGGCAACATTTACAAATGCCGGATTATCTTATCAAGTTTGTTATAATCGGAATAAAAATATATATTATATATATAGATTAAATTACTGTCGTATTGCAACAATAAATCAATTTTCTCAAAATATAGCAATTTACGATACAACAGGATATTCAAATACAGGAGGAATATATACGTGGGCAATACATCAAGAAACAAATCAAACAGCTACTTTTTCAGGCGGAAATAAATTTGCAATTTTTAAATTTGATGATTTAAAATACTGTTCTTATTTATTACAAAATCCTGACAGTATAAGTAATGTTTTAAAAACAGGAATGTATGCTAATGAAAATCTGATTATATTAACAGCAAACAACGGCAAGAGACTTCAATTAATTGATACTTCAAGTATTGACAGTTCTATTCCGCCTGACTTTAATTACATAGATTTTACAGATGTTATAAATGATATTTACCCGACAAGATTATTATGAAAAAAATAAAATATAATTTAACAAAAGACGGATATATAAATGCTTGCGGCTATGACGATAGTTTACCGTTTGAAATTGATGAAAATACCCCATTTCAAACAATTGAAGAAAGTCTCAATTATAAACAAACGGACGGCAAATGGGTAAAATACGACCCTACATGGGTGCATGATTTCCCGATACGAGTTACAATTCCGGAAACGGTTATCCTTGATGACCCGTTTTATACGGCGTTAATCGGAAGCATTAAACAATTAATTGACGCAAAACAGGCAGCCAGCGACACAATAGGAACTGACCGGGTAATGTATTTTAATCAATTGTATCCGAAACATCGGGAGCATATGGAAAATGATATTAACGTAAAAATAGAAACCAATGAAGAATTTATTTAAGATTATTGAATTTATTGCAGCCGTTATCTTGGCAGCAATACTGTTTCCTTTAGGAATTTTATACAGTTTATTTACTGTATTACTATTAAAACTGAAATTTGCCAAAACATTATGGTATTTTGTCAAAGAAGTATATTTGATTGTTTTAGATATTCTTGAGAAAATGGCAGTTATAATTGACAGGCTCGGGAACGTAATTGTAGGGGACTTATTTATCCGTGTATTTGTGCAAAAAGAATACCGCTATAAAACATTATTTAAGAAAAATGAAGTAACTATATCAGCAGCATTCGGACACGCTTACGAATGGATTTATTTAAAGAAATCGGGTTTATTTTTCATTAAGCTATTGAGTAAAGTTTTCGGGAAAGACCATTGTAAACAGGCGTATAAATGGCATCAAATTAAACAGAATTTTAACAGTAAAACAGGAATTTCATGATATTACAGGCAGAATTACCGGTAGAAGTAACTAAATCATTTATTGAGGCGTGGGGAGCTTACGGAGCTATCTTAATACTTCTTATAATTGTTATTGTGGTTTTAATTCGTTATATTAAAAGCCAAGAAAGACAAAAGACGGAAAGATTAGTAAAAGATAAAGAGGAATTAACTCAGAAAAATGAAATTGTTTATAGCGAATTGCAAGAAATGCGAAACGATCAGCTTGCGAAATATGCAGAAATGAAAGTAAAAGATAATGAAATACAAAAAGAAATGGTTTTAGCATTGAAAAATAATACCAACGCCTTTAATAATCATACAGTTGTATTTAATAAATTGATTGAAAAATTGTAATTAAAATAATTCATTTAACATTAATCTTTCAATTTCTTCGGTTGTGGGGTTGTTATTATTATGGTGTCCGGAATGACAATCATAACAAAGTGGGATTAAATTTGTAGGATCGTCTGTTCCGCCCTGGCTTTTATATTTCACATGATGCAAATTCGTTGCAATTTTACCGCAATTTTTACAAAAAAGAACATCAGATTTATCTAAACCGTGAAATTTATAATATTTTTCTTTATAGTTCATTTATAAGTGTTTTAATATCAGATAAAAACATTTCAATATCAATATTTATTATATCAATATTTCTGTCATTAATAATAATTGTATCTGAATTTTCTTCAAGTAAATTTCTAATTTTTAAGTCTATTTCATTCATCTGATGTAATTAAGTAAACGATTAAACAAAGTAATCCGGAAAAGGTTATTATAGATAAAAACAGTATAATAGGAAATCTTAAAACTGGTATAAATATAGCTATCATTAACATTCCTATAATAAGCAAAATCAATAATATGTAACCGATATTTTTTTTCATTTGTCTGACGTAATAAGATAAATTATTAAATAAACGAATGCGGAAAGAAAGATTATCATTCCAAATATTATAAATGCAAATAATAAATTATACATTAATGCTGCCATTGTAAACGCTCCGGCAATAAATAAAACAAATAATATATATCCGATAGTTTTTTTCATAATTAATTTATTAAAAATTCAACAGATAATTCAATCTGTTTATGAATGATTTCAATTAGTTCTTTATTTGGAAATTTTGCCGTTTCTTGAATTTCTAATTGGTCAAGGAGGTCTCGCAACTCGTCTATTTCGTTTAATTTTTTCATAAATTAACTTTAAAAAATTCAAAATCTTCTAAATTGTAAAAACTTGCATATTTTACTTTATTATTTTTCGTGTATGAAATAGTAATCTTTTTACGATTTTTCTCTTCGTTATAAACTTTATAAGAAATATGTACCCATGCCGGATTTTTTGATGTTCCGAACTCCCAAATTAATTGGTCGAAATCTAAATTATTGACAATAAAATAAAATATTTCTTTATTAGTTAATCCGCCGAGAGTATCGTCAATATCAATAGCTTCACAAAGGCAATGTTGAGACGTTCTGCTGCCTCCGATTGCTTTATTGAGTTCAGGACATCGATACATTGAATTAATCTTAATAGGGACGTTAAAATGAGTTCTTATTGGTTCAAAAATTAATAAACCGAGTAAATCTAATTTCTTAAAATGCTCCAGTGTCGGAGTGTTATTAATTCCCAAACGAATAGCAGTTGAGGAGTAATACATTTCTTTTTTTGATATATGCTTCATAATTTTATATTATTAATATTCAATTTGTTATAGTCTTTTGTAATACAAAAGTTGCGTTTATATACAAGTTATATGCAAGGCTACACACCAGTATATTCAAATACGTGAAATACCAATCCTCTTGTTTGGTAAGTATCTATAAATTTTCGTGTTACACCCATATCGTAAGTAACTGGGTGTCCTGTTCCAAAAGTTTCTATATTTCTTGCATCAGTTTCTTTTTCATCAGGATTTACCAAAGCCCATAAACAAGGTGTATCATTTTGCATTTGCACACTTAGTATTTCTGCGCCTATTGGCATTGTCACGTTTTGCAAATCATCAATCTTTAATTCGTATTTCCAAATAGTCTTGTTCATAATATTTTCCGTTTTAAAACCGCCCAGCATATAACAAAGTATATAATTTATAGGCAGTTAGGTTAATAATTCAAATTTATTTCTTCATTTCAAAGTATGTAGGTAATTCAAAATTAGTGGTTTACAATACCTACAAAATCATATACGAGCCGTTATAAAACAATTGCTAATAATGATATTATTACAATACAAAAGACAATTGTCATTACTATATATTTATTTCCACTCTCGTTATCTACACCCTCATTTAATTTTCTTACTTTATTTGGGTCTACTTTTGGTAATTTAATTTTTTCCATAATGCAAATATAAACAAAAAAACAATACTAAAAATATGTTATACAACATACTGAAATATGCTATAATTCAGAAATAATAGTTTATTTTTGTGATAAATTATTTAATATGAAATTTCCAAAAGAATTTAAAGATATGGAAAAATATGCAAGAAATCTTGTTAAATGGATAAAAACAAAAGATGAATATTGTGAGAAAGACCTTTATAATTCCAAAAAACGTAAAGATATTTTAACTCATTACAATTCAGAACATAAATAAATTAACTAAATTAAATAAAATGAAAAAAATAACAATTTTAACAGTATTAATATTAACAGTATTCGTTTCTTTTGCTCAATTAAAATCAAATGCTAAATTAATTCGAGAAAAAAGACCGGAAGTTTATTCAAAAATTAGAACTTTAGCAGTTCAAAAGTGGCAAGGAGATAATAATATGATTGTTTATGTTATTAATCTACAGTCTGATTCTTATATTAAATTACAATCTGTAATTAAAAAAGTTTCTCAAGAAACTGCAATTAATTATCTTAATAAGTGGGCTTATGAGATTGACGGAAAGCTCTGTATTGATTATGATATGGTACTTTATGAGATTAATTTACAATTAGAAAATTCAGATTATTAAAATAATTTTTGTTTTAAAAAAAAATGATATTATGGATTTAAGATTAGATTTTTATAATGCTTTGAATGAATATGCAGCTGAATTAAACAACGATGATGCTTTATTAGTATTATCTCATAATAAAAGAGATGGTGATTGTATCACTCTTTTAGCAGGTGATTGGGAAATATTAAGTGTATTAATGTCAGAAGATGGATATGTAAATTATAAAGATAAAAAACAAGCAGAAGTATTTAATAATATCCGAAAGATGATAGTTGATATTACATTAAATATCTGTAAAAATGATGATAAAATAAGAAAATCTTTATTCCAAACATTAGGTGATATTGAATATGAAAAAAATCATTTATGTAAATGTAAAGATTGTGGACATGAATGGAGTGCTTACGAAACAGATAATTTTAATTTTTCATGTTGTCCTATTTGCGGAAGTAGTAATATAAAAGAAAATTTTTAAATAATTCAAATTAAATTTTGTTTTTTAAAAAAAAGTTTCTTATTTTTGCTCAAAGTTTTGTACGGACCAACACAAAACGGAATACTGAAAAATATTATTTAAAATAAGGCGAAAGCCGAAAAAACCGTTTAAAACCGTTGGTCCTTTAAGGTGATAACGGTTTTTTTTATGCCGTAAAAAAATTTAAAATGAAATTACAGAAACAAATAGATTTGTCAATTAAATTTTTAAAATCTTTATCAAAAATGAATTTAAAAGGCTTGGATGTGTTGGGTGTCCGCTTGTAACTCGAAAAGGGGCAAGGGTTGATGAGTTTAAGAAAGAGCCTTTAAGATTAAAAGCTATAAGAAAAGCAATAAAAATAGGAATGACAAAAAATCCGCAATGGAAATTATCAAAACTTACAAAAGGAGATGAAAATTTAGCGGTTGAATGGTGGTTAAGCGGAAAGACAATGAATGAATTTGATTTTAATCAAAAATTATTTAATATTGAAACAATTATATAAACATCTGCCGGAGTTGAACGCTCGGAACTCATAAAAAAAAGATGTAAAAAGCAGATGCAACTAAACAGACGTTTATAAACAGTTCCTGCAATTTGACAAACCAAAACAGGAGACCTTGAAAAAATCGAAATGAACGAGCAAAAAGTCAAAATACTATTATTAGTATCCGAGCGGTTAAAGGGCTGTATCGGCACGTATGAAATGTACGTCAAGGGTGCAATGCTGTTTAGTTGAGCAAAAAAATGAATTAAAGTTTTTTTGAACTCTTTTATATCTTTAATTAATATTTATATATTTGTTTAAAAGGTATTCAAGGGATAAAAGAAAAGTTTATCTAAAAGTTTATCTAAGTTTATCTAAAATGAAACAGTTAAAACTTTTTTCAAATAATCATTTTACTAATATAGCAATAGGAGATAATGTTATAATCTATGACAGTACTGCAAAAGATTTAAACAATAAGCAATTTTGGGTACTAAATATGCGAGGTATTGTAACGGATATAATTGATAATTCTTATTTAATTAAAATAAAATCTTTTAATCGACAAGACGGGGTTTTTAAAGGTGTTCCGATAATAAAGAAAATACCCGGAAAAGTTATAATTTGTAAAAATATATTGGTATATTAAAAAGAAAACTATAAAATAAAAGTATGAAAAGGCCATATTTAACAGAACATCAGAGATTAAATATTAAATCAAACACAACTTTAGGAGATGTGAGCTATTTTAATCTTAAATTAAATATATTAATTCGTAATATTTTAAAAAAAATAAAAAAAAAACTTATA